TTTTGTTCTCTTCTTCTTCTGTATGCTTCCTCACTTTCTCCTATCATTCTTTCAAAAGCTTCTTGTGATTCCATTATTCCAGTACCACCCATACCTATACCTGCTGGTATGTATGCCATAGGATCAGCTAATCCTGTTGCTACGTTTCCAAAACCTTCACCAATAGTATTACCTGTAAACGCATCTTTTAAAGCATCTACACCAGTTCCTGTATAAGCTTCTGCTGCGGTTTTACCAGCTTGTGTTATTGCTGGTTGTAATCCTGCCATTTGTCCTTGAACTGCTAATTGTCCTACTGGATTTAAAGCCTCTGCTCCTAATTGAGAAGCAAAAGTGGGATCAGTTGAGGCAATATTTAATAAAGTTGGATCAGTTATATTTAAATTAGCAGGATTAGTTAATGCTGCTTGTGTTGCTGCATCTGTTGCTGTTTGTGTAGCTGCTGCTGTTGCATCTGCTCCTGCTGCTGCTGCTCCTGCTCCTTGCAAAGCTTGACCTACTCCATAACCAGTTAAGCCAGCTAACAATCCTTTTTTAAGATCGCCTGTAGCTGCATATTGTGCAAGACCTGAACCTAAAGCTCCTGCTGTCAAAGCACTCATGCCACCTACACCAGCTAACAAACTACTTCCTAATAAACTTCCTGCTATTGGAGCAAGAAAAGGCAAGAAAGCCTCTGGCTGCCCTGTTTCAGGATTGACTGTTATAGGCATAGCTGACGCTAATCCTTTTACTTCTGCTGGATTAACGTGCAAAAGCATAGAGTCGCCATAACGACCTTGAGCTGCTACATTTTTAGTTTGTTGTTTAATATCCATTATCTTTCCTCTTTAGTTTCGCAACCGAACACATTAAAACTCATATCAACTGCACTTGTATAAACCTTTAACACATCTGTTTGATTTAAAGTTATACCTATAACTATAGCTAACGAATCATTAGCTGCAACTGATTTGTCATAGTATAAAAATTGTTTGTCATCTGCACCTGCACCAGCAACATGAACACTTAATCTAAATGTTATAGCTGATCCTGTTCTATTAGCTGCCACAATTGAACTAATTGTAGTTTGTGTCATATCTGGCACAGTATATAAAACTGTAGTAGTAGTAGCTGCTGGGTCTAACTGACCTAATACTTTTAAATCATCAGCCATGTTTTAATCCCATTAATAAAAATTGATGTCGTTTAGAAGCTTTACTTGTAACTGTAGACTGCATTCTTTGAACATTAATAATTTTTACATTTATATCTTCTATAGCTTGTTCTATAGTTCTTCTAGTTAAAGCTTCATCATTAGAATCATATTCTATATTTGGAACTGGTAATGCTATTGTTTTAATATCAGCCATTATCTTTTACCATCTGGTCTTATTTCTAATCTTAAATCACCTAATCTCCAACCATAATCATTAGAAGAATTAGATATGCGTAATGCTGCCTGTCTACTTCTAGCTCTAGTATTTTCAAATGTAGAAGCAGGAGTTACATTTATAGTTTGTAAAGTAGATAAATCTTGTAAAGGAAAATCTCTTCCTTTAATTGTAAAAGTAACAGTATCACTTGTTGATTGTTGATTTCTAAATTCTATATCTGGTATTAATTTAGATATAAATGTATATCTTTCTCCATCTGGAGCTAAATCAAAATCACTTGATTCAATAAAAGCAGTAAAATTATTACCATTATCACCATGTCCTATTTCATGACTATATATATAATTAGTATTTACTGTACTATCATTTTTACTAGCTGCTAATGGATTTTCATATATAGAAGCTTCATTCCATGCAGTTCTAACAAAATTATCTGATGTTGTTCCTATAGACCATGTATTTTCTAAATAATTAAATAATACATATTTATCTATTTCTGTATTTGTTCCAGAAGGATAAAACCATATAATTTCATTTACACCTTCATTTGCTCCAGCAAAAACTTTGTAAGCTTGGTCTTGATTTAAATCAGATAAAACATAATCTAAAACAGTACAAGGCAATCTTTGTGATGTTCCTGAATACACATGAAAACCACTACGATCCATAAAATAAACTCTACCATTAGCATTTACTGCTGCATTAGGTGAAATTAAACTCGGACCTTCTGCAACTTCTGTAAAACTAAATATAAAAGGTTCTCCTACAAAACGCATAGATACAATACCTGCATCTGTCCATATAAGTATTTCTTGTCTAGTTCTTAAAGCTCCTACTATAGTAGAACCCTGAGACAACTGAACTCCACCTGCTTGATTGGTTGCTGTAGGTGTCCAATCAACTGCACTTTCTCTATCAGAAAATCTAACTAATAATGGGTCTATAGTTGAACTACCTATAGGATTAGAACCAAAAGCTATAACGTGTTTATCTACATCTGATGTCATAACTTGCAAACAAGCTGTTGGCACATCACTAGCACCTGATTCTGAAGATAAAGCTACAGCTCTAGTAGTTAAACCATCTGATTTATCCCAAAAATATATAGCTCCAGCTCTAGGAGCAGCTATAGTATCATCTCCAAAATTATCTATTGACCATAATCTTAATTGATTTGTAAGAGATAAATCTCCAGAAGAACCCCAACCGCCAGCACCCCAAGTATTTAATCCCCAACCAGTTCCTCTAACATAAACATCTAGTCCTGAATTAATTTGATAAACTCCAACAACAGAACTACCTCCATTACCACTATCACTACTATTAGCAGTTACTGTATCGCCAGAAGTATCTTTTGCTGTAATTGTGTATGTATTAGTACCTGTAACTGTATCTATTTGATATTCTTGATTTAGTACAGTTGCAGTTATATTCCCACCTAAAGATGATGCACCACTAAAAGTAACAAAATCTCCATTAACTGCACCATGACTAGCATCAGTTATTGTTATAGTTGAGCTACCATCAGATGCAGAAAAAGTAACATCTCCAGCAGAAGTAGTTGATCTAATAGGATTTATATCATAATAAACATCACCAGATAAATTATAAAGTTTTTGATGTGTGCCTAATATTACAAAACTATCGCCATTTGTAGCTTTATAAGGATAAAGCTTTCTGCAAGTTCCTATAAATGAATCATTAGTAAATTTACTCCAACCGCCTATTCTTTCTGGTTTACCTTTTCTAAATCTTACTTTATCAGCATCAAACCAACCACCCTCATTAGAGTAGTTTGTTCCTTCCTTATTAATACCTGGTTTAAAAACATATTTAGCTAAAGGCATATTAAACCTCAATCCATTCTTTACCTTCAAAAAGAAGTGCTTCTGCTTCTCTTCGTCTAATTAATCCTTGCAATGTTTTTCCTCCAGCTTTGTTCCATCTTTTAATTTGTGCAGGTGTAGTGTGATAATCACCAGCGTTTAATAATTTCAATAAAGTAGACTCACCAAGATTAGTCGGTCCTAAGTTATAAACCCAACAAACTAAAGCATCAAACTGACATTGATTTAATGGTACTGTAACCATATTATTAATGTATCCTTCATATTCAGGCATTTCTTCTTTTAATAAATGCTCTGCTTCATCTTGATTTATTTTGTCACCTTCTTTTACGTCTTTTGTATGCCCATATCCAATAGTCCAAACTCCTACTGAATCTTGATACGCTTCTAATTCACAACCTTCAAACTTTTTAATTAAAGCTATTCCTTCTTGTGATATGTTCATATTACTCCCCCGTTTCAGGTTTGTTTGTAGTAACCTTTCTATAATAAACCACAACCTGTTTAAGTTCATTTATATATCTTTTTAACTCCTGCATATTGTATGACATGAGTTCATAGTCAGGCACAGACATAGCAAAAAATACTATTTGTCCATGTTCTTTTTCAACCCTAGCTAAAAACTCATCTATATTTTTATCAGAAACAACATACCAATACGGCTCTTTTAAATCTATTTCTCTAGGCATAACAGGCTGTGCTATCTGCCTTTCTAAAGCTTTTGTTGTAATTTGTACGTTTTGTTTACTGGGAAACAGGCTGCAACTGTAGACCATCATCAAGATCATCAATATTGCGACTGTCTTCTTCAATGCTATCAAATACATTTTTAGTTCCTTTATTAACCCTAGGCTCTAGTAAAGATGGTTTAGCTGCTGCTAATTTAGTTAAATCATGTCTTTTAAAAACATCTAAATATCTAGCCATTTCAGCTTCTATAGCTTGATTTTTGCTTTGTATCTCTAATAAACCTTCTGTTTGCAATTTGAAATCATTTTGCAAAGATTCTATAGCAGCTTGTTGTTCTTGATCCCGTAACTCAAAAGCTTGATTTAATGCAGTTAATTTAGCATTTTCATTCCAAAGAAAATAACCAATTATTAATAATACTGCAATTATACCTATTAAAACTTTACTCATATTTTATGCCCATGTATAAACCTGTAGTGGTTTTGCCTTGCCCTTAACTTCTATAGGTTCTAATAATTGTAGCTTAAAATCACTATATTTGGCAGTTTCTTCACCTATCAAAACTCCTACCCCAGCAACCTTTGTACTTGATTCTAGTCTAGCTGCTACATTACAAGGATCGCCAATTAAACTAAATGCAAACCTATTTGTTGCTCCAAAATTTCCCGCAATGCAAACACCGCTATTAACTCCTATTCCTATTGCAACTTCAGGTATATTTTCTTCTGCAAATTTAATATTTAACTGGTCAATATTTTTTTCTATTTCTTTTGCTGCTTGTAAAGCAAGATTGTGATGATCTTCTTGTGGAATAATAGTATTCCAATGAAACATACCAGCATCTCCAATAAATTTATCTGTGCATCCAAAATATTTATTAGCTGCTTGTACTTGTGCATCTAATACAGAATTCATAATGTAGGTTACTACTTCAGGTTCAACTGATTCTGATAGGCTAGTAAAACCTCTAAGGTCTGTAAATATAATAGAACAATCTACTCTTTTACCATTTACTTGACAAAGTTCAGGATTATCTTGTAATTTTTTGACCATTCTAGGATCAAGATATTTACCAAACTGTCCTTTAATTTGTTGTCTTAATTTATATTGTTCTCTAAATCTTAAATAAAATGCAGTAGATGCTGTTATAAACTGTGATATTAATGACCAAGTAACATCAATTAATATACCTTGTTGTATTAAATAATAACCACCACCTGCTGTAGAAAAAAATAATAAACTGGTAAATAGTATTCCTAACGATATTCCAAAAATATTTATTAAAACCCAAGATAGCAATATCAATGATATTAATAATACTACTTCTACTGCTATTGCGTAATCAGGTATATAAGGGCTATCTTGTATTAATATAGATTCTGCAAGTGCAGCTTGTATTTTATGCGGCTCTAATAAACCTGCGGGTGTAGCAATTTGAGGCATAATACCTTTTGCTGTAAATCCTACAAAAACAAATTTATTTTCTACATTCATTTCTGAAAGATTAGTTTGTGGTGTATCAACCCAACTTATCCATTTTCTGCCCAAACTATCAACTTTAACAGGAGGTAAACCTTTTACTCTTATTTCTTCTATGCCATTAACATTTGTTTTAATTACATATGTGTCTGCTCCAGCCAATACTTTTAAAACTTCTGTGCCATAAGAAGCAACCCAACCATCATTTGATCTCATTAATAATGGCAATCTTCTTACCAAATTATCTACATCAGTTCGTGCTACTGCTAAACCTTGATTAGCACTTTGCTTTAATAAATCAATATTTTGTATAACTCCTTGAGCTTTTAAACCACCTATGTCATCACCTAATATTACTGTACCTATAGTAGGCGGATATTCTCCATTGCCTTCAAACATTGCTAATAAACTAGGAGAAAATGCCAAAGCTTTTGCAAAATCAAAGTCGCCTCCAAATCTATCTGGTTGTGGAAAAGCCATAACCCACCCAACTCCTATAGCTCCTTTACGCAAAAGATTAATTTGTATTTGGGCTAAAGTCTGCCTTGATAATGGATAGCCACCTTCATTAGCTATATCCTCTTCTGTAATATTTAATATAGTAAAATACTCTGAAGATTGTTGTTTTGGAATTAAAGTATCGAAAGTTTTGAGTTTTAGTGTCTGATAAATATTTGGTTCTATTACTAATATACTGCTTAATAAAAATATTAATATTAAAAGCGTGTATATATTTTTCATCCTGAACCTTGTTTAATTGTTATTGTTGTAGATGAACCACCATTAATTTTAACTGTATTAGCAACACCATCTTGTATAAGTATAATTGTATAGCTATTAGAGCCATCAAGATTTAATCTTGCACTTTGATTTACTGTTCTATTTAGACTTATAGTTTGCCCTGTAATTATAGTTGTAATCTGTGTATCTTTATCTTGCCCTATTTCTGTACCAACTATACGAATACCTACTCCACCTTGTTTTAATTGATCCTCTTCTTTTGATATGGCAAGTGCATCTATTACATTCAATAAATCTTCTAGAAAGTTTACATCTAAATAATTAACATCTAGTTCTGTAAACTCTAGGTCTGCCTCTGCATCAAGAAAGTCTTCATTCAGATAATCAATATCAAGATCATCAAACTCTAAATAATCCACAGATGATTGTGTTCTTGTTTCTTCTATTGATTGTTCTGTTTCTTGCGGAGGATTAACAATCAACATATTATCTATTAAGTCTAGTGATATATCTAACGTAACAGGTTTAGTAGGATTGTTTTCATATACAGATACTGTGGTGGCTTGATAAGGTTTGTTTAATGTAACGCTACCCATAGCTGTAGCTACGACTATTTCACCACTAGACAATCCGTTCTCGTCAGGCAACAATATAACTAGACTTCTACCTAGTTCATCTACTGTACAAGTAAAATCTGTACCACGAATAGCAATATCAGCAGTAGGTGTTTTAATAGATATGTTACTTTTATTATTAAATTTGCCTGTAATAAAACGTGCAGTACCACTTGCAAACTTAAGTGCCATCTTAGATTTAGATGGGTCAGGGTCGTAGATGTATTCATCTATGACCAACTTAGAATGTTCAGTTAATTTAACTGTAGAACTATCTTCAAAAGTTATAGCAACTCTGCCCGCTTCTGTGCGGACATCATCCATTTGTTGGATGTTAAACTCTAGTTCAGCACCATAAGGTTTGTCTCTTAAGACTTGTGCATTGCCTCTAAGTTCAGATATAGAACCTATATCAACAGACGAATGAAGTTGTTGCGTCTGACTGAGTAACGCAAACTGTACCATTAGAGCCAACAGATGTAATCTTGAGCCAATCATTATCAGATGTAGATTCCTGATCTATATTAAAAGTTCTGTTGCCACCTGTATGATCTAGATAGAAATAACCACCAGCATATCCATCACCATCATAAGTTACAGTATTATCATCACCATCAATATCCATGTAGTTAGTAGCACCATCTACATCTATTGATGCTGTAATACTATTACCTCCACCTTGTATAATCCAATCTAAGTCTAAATTAGCTGCTAGTGCAGTCATGGCATGATTGAGTGTCATAGTATTTGTATTACCTGTAACCTGTACGTTTACATTAGAACCATCTGCACCTGTAGCATTGGTTTCATCAGTAGACATATTGAATGTATTACTATCACCTATAAATGAGAAGTAACCTGTGTAAGTATCTGCCCATATATCACCAAGAAATTTATTTGATGCACCTTTCTGTAATATATCTAGCGTCATAGTTGCACCATCTAGGTCTAATGGAGTCATATTAGAAGCACCAGCTGTAGCGTCAGCACCTCCAATAATATTACCACCACCGCCAACTTGTTCTATATCTAAGTTTGATGTTGCACCTGACTGATCTATATATACCTCGTTGTCAGCTGTATATACGCTAAAAGATATTAATAGAAACAATAAATTAAGTGTGGTCTTTTTGTTTCCAATAACCTTTTTCATAACCCTCCTCTATTGTTTGTAGAACTGCTAACTCAATAGCCATCTGCAAAGCAATATTTATAGATTCATTTTCTACTATACCACTTTCAATTTCAACTAATTCAGTATTATTTGTATAAAATCTGAACACATCTGAAGAAATAGATGCACTTAGAATTGACTTAGTTACTAACACTTCTAGCAATATTTTACCTGTGCTTACTGATACTGTACGTAAAGATATAGTAACTGAGTCCTGTCTATATTGTTTTGATCCACCTATACCTAAGTATCTTGCACCAGCACCACCTGATTTAACATTGGTTTCATAACTTACAACACCACCTTCCATTAATAAACCAGCAAACAATAAAGGTTTTACCTTTTGTTTTTCATCAAATGACTCACGAGTTGTACGTATAATCTGTCGTTCTTTAGTAAGATTATCTAATCCTGTACGCTCTACTACATCAAATACATTAGAGTGTTGTAATGCTCTAATAAGATATGCGTCAGGTGCTTGTGTTACTGCTGTGCTAAAACTAGCATATTGACTATTACTTCTACGCTGTCCTGTATTATCTTTAAACGAAGAAGGATATACAGCCACTACAGGCTTGCGTTTAGGTTTAGGCACTTCTGCTAATTTAGTTAATAAAGAACCAACTTCTGCTGGCTCAATATTTCTTATCGGAGGCAACCCATTATCTAATGGGGGTATAATTAATGAACAACTAGAAAGTAAAAGAACCAAGAGGTACAGTAATTTCTGTTGTATTGCCTTCTTCATCTGTAATTATAAGCGTTACTTTGTCGTCTTCTACTCTGTATTCTATGGTGTTGCCTTCTAGCTCTAAAATGCCAAACTCAGATGCAGTATCACCAAACAAACTATCTACTAACTGTCTGCTAAGTTGTGCGTATATTCTACTTTCTAGGTTGCGTATAAACCTAGCTAATGTTGTGTTTTCAGCTTCACGTTCTAGTTCTTCTTGGTAAGCTTTGATCTCTTCTCGTATTGCTTCTTTTCTTGAAAACTCTTGGTTTTCTATAGTTAGATAGTGACTAGATGTACCAACACCTGAAAAGCTAGGGTTTTTAAACTGATGCACCATTTCATCAGCAGCTACAGATAAAGTAACAACTAACAATATTAATATAATACCTAATATTGCTACTATTTTATCCCAGTCAGTCATTAGTCTTTTCTTTGATCATCTCTATCTGCCTTTGCAATCTTGTTGCTATCTATTAGTTGAGGTACACCTAGTATTGTTTTTATAAGAGTGTCTTGACGAATAATTTCGTTATCTAAACTACGCACTCTGTCTATCAAAGCTACCAAGATACCATGTTGTGAATCTAATTTAGTACCAAGGCGGTCTTCCATTTGAGCTATCTGGTCTGCAACTTTATCATCTAGTACATCGAGTTTAGTTTCCATGCCGTCAATAATTCTATTAATCAGCTTCCATATAAAAAAACCTAGTCCTAATGCAGCAGCTATTGGAAAACCTACTTCATTAATAAATTGGATTGCTTGTTCCATTATTCTACTGGACTAAACTTTCCAAGTTCTATAAGTCTAGTTCTATTAGATTGATGTACTGCTTCTATTGCTTCTTTGCTTTGTCCAAAATAGGCAACAGCATGATAATTATCTATCATTGACTGGTTAATATTTATTCCATCAACAACAACATCTCCCAAAACTCTACCAAATTTACCTCTAGAATCTTTTAATTTTGTTTGTATTACTACTTGTTTACCATTGTTAATAGCATCTTTTAAAAAAGCCGCAGCCATTTTTCCTCTAGCCTTCTCATCTTTGTTACGAGTGCGTGACTCGGGAGTATCAATGCCATATAAACGAACACGAGACTTATAAAGAATATCGAACCCAAGGTCCAACACAACGTCAACAGTATCACCATCAACGACTCTTTCAACTTTACAAGCGTATTCATACATTACCTATACCTCTTTGATATTTTTGCAGCCTTTTTAGGTTGCTTAGAAAATTGTTTACCTTTTTTTGTATCAGCTCTTTTTTTTCTAGTAGTAGCTGCATATTCAGAACTAGACATAGCTTTTATGGCTTTTTCAGGTAAATATCTTTCTCCTGTTTCAGAAGATTTTTTTCCTGACTTTGTTCGCCATTTTTGATCTGTCCAATTTTTTAAACTTCTTTGTGATTTTTTTAATGGCATTAGTCTTCCTCGTTTAAACCTTCGCTATACAAATTGTTAAATGTAATTAAAGGGTCTAGATAACTTTCATGTCCTTCTGCTGAATGTATATGTTGTGATGGTGCAAAATCAGGAGCACCTTCTCCAGTTCTCCATAATGCAGGACTTGTTGCTCTAACTCTGTTATTTGGTAATGCAACTAAATTTCCTTTCCACTCACAATCTTCTGTTATATATAAAACATGAGATTGTTTGTGTTGTGCTGGATCATCTGCAATAGAATTATTTGTGTAATCTACAGTAAACAAATATTTGCCTTGATAAAATTCATTATTAATTTTACAAATCCAAGGACTAGAACTTACCCTATCCATTACAACTACTGAGTGATCTCTTGATTCACAATCCCAAGGTTGAGCTAAATGATCTTCCATTGGTAAAGCCCACTCTTCTACAGGTATATCAGCAACTAAAGCTTGTATTGGCATTCTTGCCCACATAGCACCACCATGTACATTAGGCATATCTTCATAGCTATCTATTTCACAACCAGTAAAAACTACTTGAAAACTTAATGATCTATCTGGAATAGTATTAACAGCAATAGCTAGTGCATGAATAAATTCCCCGTGATATCTTTGATGATTACAAGTAAATTCTTTTCTAACCCAGCATTTAAACTGAGGTATATTGCTGATTAAATAGGACACTATTTATATCCACCACCAGCGTCTTTATATGCTTTTGCTAACATTTGTGCTTTCCTTGCACTCCATTGTCCTGCTTTTCCGCCTTTTGATCCAGCTTTAATTCTTTGAAATTGACGTTTACGCATAGCAGGTTTTGTATAATTTCCTGCTTCATTAACTTTACTTTTAGTTTTACCGCCTTTTTTAAATTCTATAGACTCTAAAGTCTTAGCTTGCCCTGCGTGTAACTTGCTTGCTTTTTTTAAACCTTTAATTACTTTATCTATTTTTTGTGCTCTGCTCATCCTAAAAACCTTGATGCTATTATTGTTGCTAGTATAAAAGGATATACACCCCATAGTATAGCCTCTAATTTATCAAATCTTTTAGAGCCAGCTTCTAATCTAGCATCTATGCTTTTATAAATTAATTTACATTCTTTTTCATGCGACTCAATCGCATTCAAAGCATCCTTAGCTGTCGCCATCTTTAGATTCAACTACAGGTGCTTGTTGTTTAGCTTTACCTATATTTACAGCTAATAAATCAATAAGTTTATATAACTTACCGATCCATTCGTCATCTTTAGGTGTTGGTGTAGATGCAGCTATTATTGAAGCAACAGTTACTATAGTAGTGATCCATTGTACAAGACTCATTAATGTATCCATTATTTTTCTCCTTCTCCATTTAATTTAATTTCTTTTTCAGATTTTTCTATAACATCTAAAGTGCTTTGATAAGCAACCAAAGCCGTTACTCTTATATCTAGTTGATATTGCAACTGTACAATTTGCTCTTGAAGATTTTTTATTTCTTCTTGCAAAGTTTCTGTATAAGCGATTCTTTGTTGTAATTGAGGGTCTACAGGTTGTTCTGTAGTTTCAGTTGTTTCTACTGCTTTCTCTTCAGTCATTTTTACTCCTTATGAATTAGCTGATATATAAGCTTTACCTGTAGTTATAGCGGTACTGCAAGCAGTTTTTTTGCTTGAAGACGATCCTTTTACGTTAGGTGTATCGTCATCTGAATCAACAGGTTCGTAAGCTAATATAATTTCTAAGTGGTCAACATTACGTTGTACTACTTCGTTTATATCATCTTGTGACCAGTCACCTGCTACAGCGTTACCATCGTCATCAGTTCCACCGCCCGCATAAAGTGATTTATTTCCATTAGTATTAATGTCATTAATAACAGTTACGCTATCTGTTGCTGCTGTTAATACTTCTGCTACCGTTTTAGCCATATTATTCTCCTTATGAATTTGCGATTATGTAATTTTTGCCTGTAGTAATAGCTGTTGTATAAGCAGATTTATCTACTGAAGAACCAGCAACATCTGGATAGCGTTTAGTGCCGTCATAAGCTAGTACGCTTTCTAAATGCTTTACATTACTATCTACCATAGTGTTTATTTCAGATTGCGACATTCCTGTTGTTCCTCTATAAGATTCACCATCATGTCCAATACCTGTTTTTATGTAATTAATTGTATTAACTGAATCCATAGCTGATGCTAGGGTTTGTGCTACTGTTTTAATTTCTATAGTCATAAATATCTCAGTTTAGTTTTTTCTTAAGTTCTTCTACTTCTGCTGAAAGTTCTTGAACTGCTTTAATAAGAGGATGTATAAACATTTCTTGTGAAACAGATTGTATGCCTGTATTTTCTTCTACATCCCAACCGCCAAAATCTTCAATGCCGTGTTTATCAATAGCTTCTTTAACTTCTTGTGCTATCAAACCATACAACTTTCTATCGTACTTTGGTTTTAATTGAGTTTCATCATAGTCGGGTAAGCTTGAGTCTATGTCTGCTTTTGCCTTCCATGTGAAGGTTATAGGATTCAAATCATTTATAAATGCCAAACCACAATCTGTATTAGGTTTGATGTTTTCTTTATATCTTTCATCAGAAACTCTTGTCCAAGAAGCATTTACTGTATAAGAGTTATAAACCCTATTATCACCTGTACCTTGACCAAAAGTAAGTTTATTATCACCATGACCTGTTACACCATTTCCTAAAACAATTTGAAACTCTCCATTGTTTGCACTTGCATTAGTGCCATAGCCCAACATACTATTGCCATATCCTGTAGTTAAGACACTACCTGAATCACGACCAAATAAAGCATTTGAGTAACCAGTGGTAATATTTTCTCCTGAATAATTACCAAAAGCTGTATTTCCTGTTGCGGTTGTTAGGTCTAATAAAGAAGCATAACCCATACAGGTATTGTCATTTCCTGTTGTAGATTCTGACAAAGAAAAATGACCAACTGCTGTATTAAACACATTACCAGTAGTAGTGTTTTGTTTACCCATTGAAATATTACCAATAGCAATATTGTAAGAACCCCCTGTTATTGCATCTAAAGTATTATTTCCTATAGCTAAATTATATGTCGCTGTTGTTCCTAGTGCATAGGCTTCACTACCGATTGCTATATTATTTCCACCTGTAGTAATGTCATGCCCTGCTCTAAAACCTATTCCTGTGTTACCAGTTGCTGTTGTTTGAGCCAACAAAGCTTCATAGCCTACACCAGTATTTTGTGGACCTGTTGTATTGCCACTTAAAGCAGCATAACCGACAGCTACGTTAAAATTACCTGTCGTGTTAGCATCTAAACAAAACGCACCAACAGCAGTTCCTCTTTGACCAGATGTATTTGCTTGCAATGCAGAATGTCCTACTGCTGTAAGATATGCTTGTGTTGCATTATTTTCCGCAGTCTTCCAACCAATTAAAGTATTATTACCCGCAGTTGTTATAGACTGCCCCGCTTTAAAACCTACTAAAACATTTTCACCACCTGTAGTTTGTGAAAGTCCTGCACTTGCACCAACAGCTACTGTTTCGTTACCTGTAGTGACTACTAATAAAGCATTTCTACCAACTGCTGTGTTGTTATCTGCTGTAGTAACACTTGCCAAAGCAGCACTTCCAACTGCTGTATTATATTGTCCTGTGGTTTGTGCAGCTAAAGCGTTATAACCAATTCCTGTACTACTATCTCCTGTTGTAGCAGCAGTAAGAGCATTACCACCTACAGCAGTATTATAATCTCCTGTGGTGTTTGCGTCTAACGCATCTGCGCCTACGGCTACGTTTTCTATTCCTGTAGTGTTTACAGCTAAAGTTCCATATCCTAATGCAGTATTGTTATCAGCAGTTGTATTTGCTGCTAATGAAGAGTAGCCTATTCCTGTGTTATAACTTCCTGTAGTATTATTTCCTATTGAAAGCCTTCCAACACCTGTATTTCTTGTACCAGTTGTATTATCTTCTAAAGCTTTATAACCTAATCCTGTGTTATACGATCCTGTAGTATTTGCTCCTAAAGAACTTGTACCAACTGCGGTGTTATATGAACCAGTAGTATTAGCATCTAAAGCATCTGTTCCTACTACAGTATTGTCAATTCCTGTAGTAATTAGTGACCCTGCATTGTATCCAACTGCTGTATTATTACTATCTGTAGCAGACGTAAAGTTTTGTGTAGATAAAGCTTGATAACCAACCGCTGTACTTTTACTACCTTTAGTATCATCAGATAAAGCACTTCTACCTACTGCGGTATTAGTAGCACCAACTGTGTTTGCATTTAAAGCACTTCTTCCAACTGCTGTATTGTTAGATGCTGTTGTATTACCAGTTAAAGCACCTTTACCAACTGCTACGTTTTCAGCACCAGTTGTATTGTTTTTCAAAGAATCGTGTCCAACAGCAGTATTAGCTGTAGCTGTCGTGTTTGCTTCTAAAGAGCCTTGTCCTACCGCAACATTACTAGAACCAGTAGTGTTCAAGCCCATAGCGTTTTGTCCAACGGCAGTATTTTCTGCTCCAGTTGTATTGTCATTCAAAGCTATCGAACCTACTGCGGTGTTTCCTCCCGCTGTAGTTGTTGCTCCTAAAGCAGCAAAACCAACTGCTGTATTATTAGCAGCTGTCGTTGCAACATCTAATGCAGCTGAACCAATCGCTACGTTATTTGTACCTGTAGTATTGTCATTTAAAGCTTGATAACCTACAGCAACATTATCGTCTCCTGTAGTGTTTGATGCGAGTGAACCAACACCTACTGCTGTGTTTTCTACAGCATCAGTATTTGCTCCTAACGCATTTGAACCTACCGCAGTATTGTCTCTTCCTGTGGTATTAGCACCCAAAGCATTATCACCAATACCTGTATTATCGTTTCCTGTAGTGTTAGCATCTAGGGCATTTGAACCTACGGCTACGTTGTCTGTGCCTGTAGTGTTTGCTGTTAAAGCAAAATAACCTACTCCCACGTTGTTTGATGCAGTTGTATTAGAACCTAAAGCACTTGTACCTATACCAACATTAAAACTTCCTGTTGTGTTTGCATCTACGGCTGCTCTACCGACAGCAACATTATTTGCTCCTGTAGTATTTCCCTCTAATGAACCATCACCAACACCAACATTTCTGTTACCTGATGTATTGGCAGTCAAACTATTATTACCTATAGCGGTATTGTAATCCCCACTTAGGCTTCCATCATCTAACGCACCATTACCTAAAGCTACGTTTTCTGTGCCAGTAGGATAGTTTCCGTCTAGTTTAATTGTTCCGCCGTCTACGGATAAGTTTCCACTAACAGTTAGTGCACCTGTTGTGGTTGTTCCTGACAAACCTAAATCTGTAAATGAATCTACAACCGCAGCACCAGAGCCAGCACCATCTAAATATACAACTCTGACTTGCCCTGTGGTTATTGTTACATTAGCACCTGAACCTTGAGAAATGTTAATAGATTGCGAACCTGTAGTTGCGTTCTCAATAACCATTACCCTGGATACAGTATTAGGGGCAATAGTAAGTGTTCTTGTAGCACTTAAAGTAGCTGATGAAGTAACCTTAAAATAAAAGGCTCTAGCTGGATCAGTAGCTCCGTCTGCTACTGTTGTAGTAGCATCTGCGTCAGAACTAAAGCAGTCTTGCGTATTGTAACCAAGTGCTTCACCAATCAATTCCAAGTTGGTATTTGTAACTGTACCCCAAGTTCCTGACGCATCACCTGTCGCCATTTCGTTGAGTCTTAAGTTATTTACGTATGTGCTTGCCATTTATTTTCCTCTAAAAATTATATAATAATTAAGCTGCAATTTCTTCCCAATCAGGGGTTTGCGTTGTTGAAACTTCACTATAATTAGGTGTTTGTGTTGTAGATACTTCTGAATAGTTTGCTGTTTGACTATCATCAACTAAACCCCAAACATTTACTTCATTTACAAAACCAGTTCCTGTTACATTTGTTACAGCTACTGTAGCTTTACTTACACTTGTAACATCACCTATTTCACCAGTACCTGATACTCCTGTAACATCTAAATTGTTTTCACATATAACAACTTCGTCACCTAAACCAAGTGTTGAAGCTACTGCACTAACACCAACAACTGCTATAGCTTGTACAATTACTGTACCTTCTGCTGTTGTAGCCGTATTTCCTGTTACAGATGTATTTGCTTCTGCTATAACAGTTTCTGAACCTAAAGCTGTTGTTCCTGCATTTCCTGTTACAGCTATGTTTGCAGTACAAACGACACTTTCATCACCAAGTCCAGATGTTGATGTTACCGCAGATACTCCTTGAACTGCATCTCCTTCAACAACTGTGTTACCTAATGCAGATACACCAGCGTTACCTGATACAGTTACTAATGCTTTTGCTATTACAGTCTCAGAGCCTAATGCTGTTGTACCAGCTACCCCTGTAACTACAATTGGAGCAGCTTCGCCCCAAGTAGCTTCACCCCAAGTACCTCGACCCCAGCCTGTAATATTAGCCATTTAAAACTAAGCTATTCTAATAATTGCGTTTGATGCGTCTGCTGTTGGAAATTGAATTGTAAAATCACCATTTGTAGAAGTTTTATCTCCTCCAAATGCTAGTACACATACTGCTGGATCGCCAGAAGCTGAGTCATTAAATATTAATGCACCATTAGCAGTAATAGTAGCAGAGCTAAAAGTTAAATCTGAAAAGTCAGTAAATGCTGTAGTTCCAGAAGTAGTAGGGTCTACTCTTGTTAAAGAAGCACCTTTAGCTGTGTAGTTAGTTCCACTAGCTTCGTTAGAAGTAGTGTAAGCAGTTGTACCAGCACCTAAACTAGCACTACTTGTATATAGTGCCAAATTAAATGTGCTTCCGCCTGAGTTTTTAAAATTATGAACACCTTCCAAGAGCTCTTTCTTGAAAGAAGTACACATTGCTTGTGATATAGCCATTATAGTCTCCTTATAATATCTGCCATTTCTTTATGACCTTGTTTCTCTAGCATACCTGCTACAGTTGATCTGTCACTTAAAATAGCTTGTTTCATGTAAATTAATATAACTTTTTCTATTTGATCTTTAAAAGCATCTGCTTGTGCTTTTACCATAGGATCAGCATTATCGCTTACTGACACTAATCTTTCTAAAATTCTTTCAGTCCAATACTCAGGACTCAAGCCTTTGTTTTGTGTAGTTTGTACAGCAACCTGCCCAATAGTTGATTCAATATCAACACTAAACATTTACTTTCCTTTGTCCATCTCTAAAAGCATCTTTACGATTATAACCATCTGATTCAAGTGTTAGTCTTTGTAATGCTTCTTGGAATCTTTTTTCATAGTTAGATAGAATATCAGGTTCGCCTTTCATAAAAGTATAAGCTTCTACTAAACTAGCATAAAGCAAAGCTTCTGTGGCATTTGTACCTAACCATGATGTTCCATCTGATGAAGTGGTTATGGATGTAGGTATATAAAAATAGTGCAACTCAACTGTGTAATTAGAATCAGGTGTTGGTGCTATGATAAAAGTATCATCATCAAACTGTGCATAAAACTTAGGAGTTCCTGTAGTGCTTGCAGATGGAAAGGATTGTCTTATAAAACTTACATCTTTATTTAATAAATATTCATAATTACTACTACTATCTAAAACAGCCAAAGAAAAAGGATATAAATAATCTGTTGGTGTCGATAAATAAGGACTACTAGAAGTTAATGTACCAGTTACATTTTTTCTAAAGTTAGGTAGTTCAACAGATTTAACTATTCTGTTTTCTGCTTGTACTATTAATGTAGGTAAATTTGTAACAAAAGTAGACTCAGTATTTTGAGTATAATCTTGTATAGCTGTTTTTAATGTTGTAAATGTCCAACTCATGTTATTACTACCTTAACTTTACCTAACTCTGCTGTGATATCCAAACCCATTGTACTTGAACCAAACTCAGTAACACCTCCTCCTACAGGATCAAAAGCATAATAAGTGGTTGATTCTTTTTCCCCTGTATCTACTCTAGGGTTATATAAATTTTGCGGATCAACTATATTTAATTCTCCAAGTTTTAATTGTGGTTGATCTTCATCTAAACATTCATAACAAACACGCAACCCATTTCGTTTGCTATCAAATATTTCATACTGGAGTTCATTTAACTTATATGTAAAGCCACATCTGTCACATTGACCTAATGCTCTTTTACCTCTTGCGTATGCCATTATCTATATGTAGCTAAATCAGGAACAAACTTTACAGGTGCTCTTTCTCTATCTGCATCACTAACTTCATTCCAAAGTTCATCATATCTTTGTTTTATAAAAGGTATTCTTTGTGCAGATTCAGGATTTTTACTAGCTAAAGAGTATGCCAAAGCATATGATAAGCATGGTAAATATCTTGATGGAACGTCAGCATTATTTGTAGCTACTGTTCCTACATCTTCTATTTTTTGTATATAGTCATAAACCAAAGTATATGTGTCTGCGTCATCTGGTGTTGACCACAAAACAATTTGTAAAGTTCCTGTATTTTTATCTACAAAAAACTGTGTTGGTTTAGCTTTATTTAATTTATTAGCTTGATGATTGTATTCAGTTCTAGATATTCTATTTAACCTTTGATCAAACTGTTTATCTACATTGCCAGCATCAGTTCTAATAAAAGCATCAATAACTTCAATAGCTGAACTATCTAAGCTATATGTATTTGTACCAGAAGTTAAACTAACTGTACCTTGCTCTACAGTCCAAAGATTTAATCCTTTGTTTTGCCATTCTAAAAAAACTAAATTTAAAGCACGTTTAGCACTCATATAGCTATAGCCAGAGCGTAATTCAACTCCCGCTATATCATAAGCTTCTTCCATAATATCGCTTATGTCTAAAGTAAATGTATGAGTACCACTCGTTGCCATTATTTATCCTTTTTAATTCTAGTTATAGTTATACCAGACTTTGTTTTTGATACCTTTTTCTTAGAAGACGGAGCTTTAAGAATTTGGTTTTTCATATTACTTCTGCTAATTACCATTTTACTTTATTTGCCCAATAAGCTGCTGACATCTTACCTTTGTTAATATTTTTTCTGTGCCTAGCTTTAAAAGATTTACGTTTGGCTTTCATGCGAGCAGATTCACCTTTCTTAGGTTTACCTGCTGTGCTAGCACCTTGTTCTCCAAAACGTATAGTTTTAACCTTATCACCCTCTTTTGCCACAACTATATGTGACTTTTTAGGATGATTAGGTGTTCTTTTAGGTTTATTGTATCCAGAGACTCCAGCTCTTTTTAATCTGGAATCTTTTGTTGCTCTAGACATTATTTACTTGTTTATGATCTTTTATCTCTACGACCACCAGCAGAAGAACCTTTAGTAGTCACTCCACCACCAAACATTCTCTTAACATAATCTTGATATTGCTCAATTTTAGCTTTTTTACCAACTTCAGTTTTCATACCGCCAGCAGCCATATATTTTGAATTTTTCCCACCGCCAGCCATGTACTTAGTGTTTTTTCCACCACCAGCCATGTATTTAGTTTTTTTACCTGCCATTTTGTCTCCTTTTATAAATTAGATAAATATAATACTCCGTTTTACCAGAGTATTATAAATATAAATGATACTACTTTTTCTTAGTAGTTTTCTTTTTAGCTGTAGCTTTCTTTGCTGGTGCTTTTTTAGTGGCTTTTTTCTTTGGTGCTTTACCACCAACATAAGCCTCATTAACATCAGGAGTAGAAGGATCGTCAGCAACTAATTGCCCTTTATCATTTCTAGCCCTTTCTCCGTTCATCTCAGCACACTTACGCTTTGCATCTTCTAAATCAGGATCAGGACCAAATACAGGTCTGTAGATACCATCTTCATCAAGATGTAAAACTTTGTACTGAGCAGGAAACTCACCAGTTTCTGAAATTACATAATTTTTAGTTTTAGCCATAATAAATTCCTATTAATCAGAATACACTTTTACCATCTCTAAAACGATAGAATAAGTGTCTCCTGAACTGTGACCTTTTGTGGTAAATAAAATGTCACCATTTTTACCACTTCCTGCATTATTAGGAATACCACCAAAGTCTTGAAAATCCATATGTCCATTACTACTTTCTGCAAGTTCCATAAGTAAAACATTAGAAGTAGCATTAAAAAACATTTGGACAGACATACCAACGATGGCATGGCTAACTCGCATAACTCTAACTTCTGAGCAAGCTACACCTGCTGCATTAGAATTTAAAGCAGAAACATCTACTTTAGCAACTGCGGATTCGCCAGTACCATCGCTGACATTGGTAAACTTCATAATACAGTTTCTTTCACCATCAATGATGGTTTGTGAAGTTACTGCATCTGCCATAATTTACTCCTATGCGTCAGAGAATGCTGGTGCATCTGCACCTTCTTGATTGCCCCAAATATACCAATTGGTAGAGTCTTTAGCCAAAATGTTTACTTCGAATAAACCAAAATCAGTTAAAGTCAAAATGGAATTTGAGTTACCATCAGAATAAACAGAAACATTATCTGCATTTGAATCTAAATGAATAATACCACCAATGTAAAAGTTAGTATTAGAACCTGTGCTGATAATCAGATTTTCAGTTTCTTCTGCTGCACCACCATAAATAAGTTTAAAGTAAACTCCTTCTGAAGGTGAGGGTAAAGTTAATGTGCAGTTAGCTGATAGTGCAGGTACAACTGATACTCTGCCACCATGCGTTGCTGCTGTTAATGAAATAGCTGTAGTATCAGCTAAAGCTACAGGTGCTACTTGCATTCCTGAACCATCAAGGGTAAAGGATGTAGATATTGCTCCTGTGCTTGTATTTTTAGAAACGACCTTAAAGCCGTTCTCAGACCTGACTGGTCCTGAAAAAGTTGAGTTTGCCATAATTAAGTCTCCTTAAAATCTATCGTCTTGGCTTGTCTGCTAGGTCAGTCGATAGAAAAAAATTACCCTAGAAGGAAAAAAGGGAGACTCTTGCGAGCCTCCCTTAAAGTTCTTACGAACTACCTGGTGATCCAAAGATACCTAGTGGATCAGATACTCCAAAGGAATATCTTTCTCTAGCTTTGTATCTAACATTACCAGTGTCAAAGTCACCATCCATAGATGTAGTCATAGGACTTCTGACGAAATGTTTCATGCCATCAGGAACATCAGTAGTGATGAAGAAAGCATTAGTATCAGTTAAATAGTGGTTAACTGCATAACCTTCTGGAATCACTCCATTAGTTTTGATTGCATTGATATCATTATCAGAAGTTCCGACTCTGAAGTCACTTTGCAATAGTCTAGTAGCAACAAACTGAAGATCAGATGGTACTATTAGTTTTCTTGGTCTAGCTGCAATTTTAAGACCTCTTTCATCAGTATATTTACCGATTTGAATGATAGCATCCTCGAGAGATGTTTCATTTAAGTCAGCACCTGAAGAAGGTCTGTTGCTGTTAGTTCCGCCACTTACAAGTGGGTGAGCTGTGCTAAATAAAGCAACACCATCACCTGAAGAGAAAGTAGTAGAGAATCCATTATTTAATGGATACGCTGCTTTCACTTGTTTTGTGTAAGCCATTGCACGAGCCAAAGCTTTAGTATATCTACCAGAGAGAGAAACATAGAGGTTATCCTCCAT